CGCACCCAATGCTGCTTTTCAAATAGAAAGCGAATCGGGTCCGTCAGAACCAATCAAACCAGCGCCAGAAAAGAAGGGCACGACCCCTAATTTAGCTGACGCATATACTGAAAAGCCTCGTCTCAATCCTGAGATGATTGGTAAAACACTTCTGGATAGAATGCCGAGCCCTACCGGGTGGCGCATCTTAATTCTTCCGTATCAAGGCAAAGGCAAAACCGCAGGCGGTATTTTCTTGCCAACTGATACTGTAGAGAAAAACCAAGTATCAACACAAGTTGGTTACGTCTTAAAAGTAGGTCCTTTGGCTTACAAAGATAAAGACAAGTTTCCTACGGGTGCGTGGTGCGAAGAAAAGCAATGGGTAATGTTTGCCCGTTACGCTGGTTCTAGGTTTCAAATAGACGGTGGTGAGGTTCGTATTCTTAACGATGACGAAATCTTATCTACCATTCTTGATCCTGAAGATATTCACCAATTAACGTAAGGAGAGATAATTATGGCTGATGCCGAAAAAGAACAAGTCGAACTAGACTTGGGGGATTCACAAGAAACTGAAGTAGAAGTTTCTGAAGACCTTTCAAATGATAACGGGCGGTCGTCGAGTGATGACGATCAGTTCCAAAAAGCTGAAACCTCTACACAAAAGAGGATTGATAGGCTTACTAAAAAGATGCGAGAAGCCGAGAGACGTGAGCAAGAAGCTATACGTTACGCTCAAGGTGTACAGAACGAATCGCAACAAATTAAACAACGGATGCAAACTTTGGACACTAATTACGTGTCTGAATATTCCAATCGTGTGTCTACGCAAATGCAGCAAGCCGAATCGGCTTTAGCTAGAGCGATAGAGATTGGTGATAGTCAAGCAACCGTAGAAGCACAACGAGCTTTGACTGGTTTGGCCATTCAAGCTGATCGTGCAGCGCAAGCAAAAGCACAATCTGCGAGGGCTCAACAACAAGCTCAAGCCGCAGCACAGCAGCAGGTTCGTCAACCTATGCCTGCTCAACAGCCTAAAAGACCTGACCCTAAAGCAGAGCAATGGGCCTTAAAAAATAGCTGGTTCGGCTCTGACGAAGCAATGACTTATGCTGCCTTTGGTATCCACAAAAAATTGGTGGAAGAAGAAGGATTTGACCCCCAGAGCGATGACTACTATACTGAGTTAGACAACCGTATTAGTTCTAAGTTTAATACGGGTGCTACGGCTTCTAACAGACGACCCGCTCAGACGGTTGTAGGAGCCTCAAGAAATTCATCTGGGCGCAGTGGGAAAAAGGTTAGACTCACCCCTAGCCAAGTCGCGATAGCGAAGAAACTGGGTGTGCCGCTTGAAGAATATGCGAAATACGTGAAGGAGTAAAAGAGATGACTGACCAAAATAATGAAATGGGTACTACCATCAAACGTACTGCTCGCGCAAACGAAACTCGGGAGAAGAAGGCGCTTCGTAAGCCTTGGGCTCCACCGTCAATGTTAGATGCACCACCTGCCCCTGATGGCTTTAAGCATCGTTGGATTCGCGCCGAAACGCGAGGATTTGATGATACAAAGAACATCAGTGCGAAAATGCGTGAAGGTTGGGAATTGGTCCGTAAGGACGAGTACCCTGACTTTGAATCGCCCGTTGTCGAATCAGGTAAATATCAAGGTGTCTTTGGAGTAGGCGGACTGCTTCTTGCCAGAATACCGTTAGAAACTGTAGCCGAGAGGACTGATTACTTTAATAAACGTAGTCAGGACCAAATGGAAGCGGTAGATCACGATATGATGCGCGAGAATGCACACTCAACTATGAAGATCAGCAATGCTGATCGTCAATCTCGTGTAACCTTCGGTGGTCCAAAAAGATAATGGACTGCCCTTATTAGGAGAAACTAAAAATGGCAAATCAAAATACTGCCTATGGTCTTCGTCCTATCGGGCTTACTGGCTCTGCGGCTAATTCTACTGGGGTAACTCAGTACGAAATCGCATCCAATAACACTAACGCTATTTTTCAATATGCTATCTGCGTCCCTCTGGCCGCAGGAACTATTGACCAAGCAGGTGCTACCAATGGTGGTACTACGCAAGCGTTAGGTGTCCTGATGGGGGTGGAGTACGTCGATTCGGTTTCAAAGAAACCGGTTTTTATTAACTACTGGCCCGGATCGGGTGCAGTAAGCGTTGACACAAATCATCCTGTGAAAGCGTTTGTTGCAGACAATCCAAACCAACTGTTCCAAGTAGCGTCTGACGCTTCTTTGACAGACAAAGCAACTGCTCAAGCCGCCGTCTTCGCGAATGCGTCTTTGGGTACTTCTGCAAGAACGGGATCTACCGACAACGGTAATTCCACATCCGCCTTGGGTGTTTCAACAATCAATACTACTGCGACGCTTCCGCTTCGTATAGTTGGTATTATGGATGACGCGGGTAACAGCGATTATGCTGCTGCCGGTATTCCTTTGATTGTACGATTAAACGCTCATTTCAATTCACCAAGTAGCCGTTTTGATTCGCAGACTACTGCGTCTACAACGGGCATTTAAGGAGGGCTAAACAATGGCTATTTCTAGAGCCCAACTAGCGAAAGAGCTAGAACCCGGTCTAAATGCACTATTTGGATTGGAATATAACCGTTACGAGAACGAGCATGGCGAAATCTTTGAGGAAGAGTCTTCGGACAGAGCCTTTGAAGAGGAAGTAATGCTTGGTGGTTTCTCAACTGCACCAGTTAAAGGTGAAGGCACTGCCATCAACTTTGACGATGCACAAGAGACATATACCGCTCGTTACACTCACGAAACCATCGCTTTAGCATTCTCAATCACTGAGGAAGCTATTGAAGATAACTTGTATGACCGACTAGCGTCGCGTTACACCAAGGCATTGGCTCGTTCAATGGCTCAAACCAAGCAGATCAAAGCTGCCGCTATCCTGAACAATGCGTTCACGGCGGGTGCTTCTGCAATTGGTGATGGTGCAGCACTATGTTCTACGGCTCACCCAAGTTTATCTGGTAACCAGAGCAACCTTCTCGCCACAGCGGCTGACCTCAACGAAACTTCGCTTGAGCAAATGCTGATTGAGATTGCTGGTATGACCGATGAGCGTGGTTTGAAAATCGCGGTACGTGGTATGAAGCTTGTAATTCCAAAAGAGCTTCAGTTCATCGCAGAAAGAGTTCTGAACTCTAACTTGCGTTCGGGCACTGCTGACAACGACAACAATGCAATGAAGAACATGGGTATGATTCCTGACGGAGCAGTGGTTAACCACTTCCTGACTGACTCAGACGCATACTTCATCAAAACTGACGCGCCTAACGGCTTCAAGTTCTTCAACCGTTCGCCTATTAAAACGGCAATGGAAGGTGACTTCGATACCGGTAACATGCGTTTTAAAGCGCGTGAGCGTTACAGTTTTGGCGTATCTGATTGGCGTTCTGTTTTCGGTACACCCGGAGCGTAAACTGTGCTATAAAGGAGTTGTCGATTTCATATTGACTTCTCCCTGTAGACTCGGAAGGGGTAACGCAAGTTGCCCCTTTCTTTTTGTGTAGTCTTATTGTATCCTGACAGTATCCCTGACAGCCGCATGGTGCGTCTGACATAACCCACGACAGGAGATACATATGGGTACTACAACTTTTTCCGGACCAATTAAAGCCGGAACCATCAAAGAAACCACGGGTACGTCCCTTGGTTCAAACATTAAAAACACTGGTCAAGTCGTAATGGCGCAATCGTTTACTACCGGCTCTTTAGCAGGTGGTGCTTCTGCGGCTAACGTTACTAACGTCGTTATTCCAGCAAATTCACAAATCATTGATTGCGTAATTGATTGTCCTACAGCAATGGGCAACGCTACTGCGGTATTTAGTGTTGGTGATACTGTGGGCGGTAACGCTACGTTTGTTAACGCTTTTTCAATCACTGTAGCCTCTGGTGCTGGACGTAAATATCCAACTACCGAAGCAGGTGGTGCATTGGCTTGGGCAGACATAGGAACCGCAGACAAAAGAATCACTTGGACAACTACTGGCGCAACAAACGCTGGTGAAATTCGAGTAACGGTTCTTTATCAGCAAAACGCTAACCTCGTTTAAAGGGGGTTTGCATGGCTGGTTCTGATGTAAGATCAAAAAGATTAACCGCCACCGGCTCTGCCGGTGTTGGACCTGCGCGTATTCGTCAGGTTCAGGTTAAAACAACTACTGGATCGCCTCGCATCACTTTTACTGACGGTAACGGTGGTACAACCGTGCTAGACATGGACTTGGACGCTTCAGATACACATTCTGTGAACATTCCGGATGAGGGTATTAGAGTAAGCGATATATACATATCTGTGTTTACGGCTTGTACCTCTGTAACGGTGTTTCACAGCTAGAGAGGTAAATCATGGCGTCTGATGTAAAGGCCACCTTTTTGACAGCTTCTGGTTCTGTTTTTGCAGGCCGGACTCGCGTTAAGGCTATTCATTACCAAGCGGGGTCTAGCCCCACTTTGGTATTAAAAAACAACGATGCTAATGGTGCCACTCAGTTAACCTTGGCTTTTGCCGATAACACTGACGATAACGTGTACTTACCCGATGAAGGAATGTTGTTTTCTGACGGGTGTTTCGCTGTTCTAACCAACGTCACCAACGTAACGGTGTTTTTTAACTGAGGGTTAGCATGGCTACTACAAAAAACGTCACTCGAACTCCATCAGGGAGAATTAAGTACCGGGGAGAAACCTTTGCAGGTTACAACAAACCAAAAAGAACGCCCGGTGCAAAGAAAAAGAGTGCCGTTTTGGCTAAAAAGGGCTCTGAGATTAAACTTGTTAGATTCGGGGACCCTAAGATGTCTATTAAAAAAGACCAACCTAAAAACCGTAAAAGTTTCCGCGCACGACATTCCTGTGACACGGCCAAAGATAAATTTAGTGCCAGATACTGGTCTTGTAAAGCGTGGTGATGAGTACATGGAAGTGAAAGAAGTATTAGCTAAACTCGAAAAACATGAGGCTGAGTGCAATCTCAGGTATCAGAGAATAGAAGAGCGTTTAGCTGAACATAAGAGCGCCTTATCGGCATTGGACGTAAAGCTTTGGGCACTGGCGGTCTTGATTATAATCGCACCTTTTGTGCAGAAATTTTTAGGGTGACCGCATGGCGTATTCTAAAAAATCTAAAAAAGCTTCCTCTAAAAGCAAAGGAAGCAAAATATGTCCCAAAGGAAAAGCTTGGGCCGAGCGTACTTTCGACACTTATCCTAGTGCGTATGCCAACATGGCCGCTTCTAAATACTGCAAAGACCCTAACTATGCGAAAAAAAGTAAGGGGAAAAAGAAATAATGGGCAAGTTGAAGGATTGGGTCGATGAAGATTGGGTCAGAATTGACAGCCAAGGTAATATCGCAGGTAAATGCGGTACTTCTAAGAATAAAAAAAATCCTGACAGGTGCTTACCTCGATCTAAAGCTAATAGTCTTAGCAAGTCTGAAAGGGCTTCGACGGCTCGTAAGAAAAAGCGCGAAGGCTCTAAAGGAAAGCAAGTTGTTTCAAACACCAAAGCCGCCAAAGTGGTAAAGAAAGGCGACGGTGGAGTAATTTCTACCAAACCTAAACGACCATTTAATGGAAAATCACAAGCTGGTACAGCCATAGCTAGAGGTTGCGGCAAAGTCATGAACAACCGACGTAAACGAACAAAGGGATCGGTGACACAATCATGAACTTAGCTTTTTACAACCAACCTGTAGAAAAAGCTATTGTAGAAGAAATACTACAATGGTCTACAGAAGCTTTGGAAAAGCCTAGTTCGTTTTACAACGACTTACCCCCGTGTCCGTATGCTCGTAAAGCTTGGATGGACGACAAAGTTGCCATTCTATTTAAGTATGATGACTCTTATCAAACCTTATATTCTTGTATATCCCAGTTCGACGATAATTTTGATTTAGTAATTATTGTAGACCTAGCTAACGATAAAGACCCTGAAGCATTCCACGATTACTTTTACGCACTTAATGAATTTATTGCGGCGGGTACGTTTATTGATAAAGACATCTGGTTGATGGGGTTTCACCCTGACGATGAGATAACCGAAGCTGCCGAAGCTACTGCTATAGAGGCAGTAACTGACACAGAATACAGCATGATATTCGTACAACGATTGTCCAAGCTACAAGAAGCAGCAGACAAGTTGGACAAAAAGGGATATTATGATAGTTATGATGGCGAATACAACGCTTGTGAGATATTTGACAAGCGAGAGCAATTATACAGGAGACTGAAAAATGGCGATGAAACCACGTAAGAAAAAAGCACCGGCTAAAAAAATGAGAGCAGGTGGAATGGTTAAGAAAATGCGCGGCGGCGGCATGGTAAAGAAGATGCGCGGCGGTGGAATGGTTAAGAAGAAGAAATAATGACTGTTTCTAATAGCAAAGATTTTGAACTGGACGTTGCTGAATACGTTGAAGAAGCGTTTGAGCGATGCGGCCTTGAGGTGCGTACTGGTTACGACCTGAAGACGGCAAAGCGTTCGTTAAATCTATTGCTGGCCGACTGGGCTAACCGTGGGTTAAACCAGTGGACCATTAAACAGCGTTCTTTAACTCTTGTGCAAGGCACTGGAGAATACAACCTGAGTGGCGATATTATTGACGTATTGTCTGTAATCATTCGCAGAGACGGCACAGATTATGCTTTAGAGCGTTTAAGCCGGGATGAATATCTGACAATTCCGACGAAAACGACACAAAGTAGGCCTAATCAGTTCTTCTTAGACCGTCAGATCACTCCAAACCTTAAAATTTGGCCTGTTCCACAGAACAGTACGGACGTTATTTATTACGATGCACTTACTCGTATGGACGATGCGGACGTTTACACCAACACAATGGACCTACCTTTTAGGTTCTACCCGTGTTTGGCAGCAGGACTGGCTTATTACATTGCGTTGAAGCGGGCTCCGAATAGGGTTCAAATGCTCAAAGCCATGTATGAAGAAGAATTTGATAGGGCCGCAACCGAGGATCGTGATAGGTCTTCATTTAACGTTGTCCCTAGATATGAATACTATAGGACGGGCTGATGGCAAAGTACGCATCGGGTAAAAACGCATACGCTATTTCAGACCGCTCTGGTTTCAGATACCCCTACAAGGTAATGAAAAAAGAGTGGAACGGATTGCTTGTGGGTCCAGATGAGTACGAACCAAAGCAGCCACAACTTGGTCCTTTTAGAACTGTATCTGATCCGCAGGCCTTACAAGGCGCTAGACCAGACTCTCCTAACCCTACCAGTGCTTTTCTTATTGTTACTACAAACGGGATTGTTTACTTAGGTAATGGTAACTGGAGTACAGCGGGAACAGCAGAAATGCCTTCGGAACTTGATATAACTGACGCTTTACAAGGTGCCGTGGGCACCGTATCGGTGGTGACACCATGAGTTTTACATACGATCAGCTAAAAACAGCGATACAGGACTACGCAGAGAACGATGAAACGTCTTTTGTGAACAATTTGCCTGTATTTATACGTCAGGCAGAGGAAAGAATACTCAAAAACGTGCAGTTAAGCCTCTTTCGTAAGAACGTCAGCGGCAATATGACGCAGGCAAACCAGTATTTGGCTTGTCCTAGTGACTTTTTAGCTCCGTTTTCGCTTTCTTTTGTAGATGCTAACAGCGACAAGACGTTTTTAGAGTTTAAGGACACTGATTTTGTACAATCCTTTAACCCAGACCCGGCAACGACGGGTAATCCGCGGTTTTACGCGGTATTTGACGTTGATAATTTTATT